AAAGTATTTAACTCTATATCAACAAATACTGGTTCAAATCCAAGTTGAATTATTGGATTGATTGTAGTAGGAAACCCAGCAACAGGCGTTAATACTTTAGTTCCATTTGGAAAATTATATAATCTTTTACTTTTAAGTGCAGAATACATTAATAGATTAGCAGATGACCCACTATTAGTTAGTATACCAAATTTCTTTCCTAATTCTCTAGGAAAACGAGATTCAAAATGAGTTCCTGATTTTCCGAGACCTAACCACCCATCAAGAATAGATTTAATTGCTGCTACATATTCTTTATCATCAAAAACTGGACCAGCGTAATTAACCTGATTTCCAGTTTTCCATAAATTTTTAGAATGTTTTTCAGCCACGTATTCTTTTACTAAGTTTAGTATCTCTTGCATTTTATCTCACAACATTGTTAATCATTACTTTGGCTTGTTCAATTCGGCCTTTATGATTGGCTCCTGGCCAATGTAAGGCCCAATCACCACTTTGCCATAACATATTTGAACCTAGAATATCAATTTCTGTGGGTAATTGATTTTTATCATACATTTGACATTGAAGGCTATTCATAAATCGTGCAGGAACAACCTTAATAATTGATTTGTATTTATCATAGGTATCAATTACTGCTTGTTGTTCTTTCCATGGATGATGAATATATCTACTCTCCAATTGAAGAATATCATTAATATAAGACATACCCTCTGGTGAATTTCGGAATAGAGCAACGCCAACATTAAATCCATTATGATATACAGAATATATCACATGAAAATTATCATCAATACGATCCTCAATTTTTATTGTAAAATTGGTGATGATTGCATCACAATCAACAAGAAATAACCATTTTGCATCTGGATTATGTTCAAACACTTCCTTTACAAAATGGATTCTGGCGAAACCCATATCAGGACTTCGCCAGTTATCTTTCTTGCACACCCATTTATATGAATTAATATCACAATATTCCTGTTTATTTTTATCAGTAATTTGTGCCATTTCCTCCATATAATCGTTATTAAACGATCCTACCAGATACATTACTCGTCATCATCCTGAATTCGTTTAAAGAAATTATCGGAGGCATCGTCATCGTCATCCGAATCATTCTGCCACGGTGGGGTTGTATCCTCCCTAGTAAATTTAGCCTTTGATGTGGCCTTTTCTACAGGTGAAGATGAAATATCGTCTGATGTATTAATTCTTAGAACTTTATCCAGGCGAGCCTTCAAAACTTCATAAGTCTTAAACTGATTTGGTGCAATTACGGCATCTAGAGAATGCTGTGACTTCCAAATCTTTTCCATCTCATCATCGTCATCTAATAGTGCAGACGGCGCCTCAAATTCTGATTTTTCGTAGGTTCTATATCCATCCTTTTGCATTGCTCTTAGACGGAAATTAGCCCCTTCCCATAGATCAAAAGGATTGACTACCTTAACATCCTCAAATACTGGATTCAGTAGATCATTGATCTTATCAAAGATTTTCTTACCATATTTGAATAGAAAGACTTTACCTTCATTATCGGGATTGGCTGGGTCCTTGACTACGTAAATATTCGAAACATAATAGAGTTTTCTCTTCTGTTTACGAACAATTTCCTGATTAGCCTTTAGTCCAGTTTCCCATAGCTTCTCATTATATTCACCACACGGATCGGGCTGACCTAATGTAGTTAATGACTTCTCAATATACCACATTCCTTTCTGATCACCCTTGGGTGGTCCCTGGAAACCATGTTCCCAATATCTAACGAAAGGCTTTGATTCGCCATCAACGGGCGGAAGAAAACGAATTACAGCAGAACCATTCTTAGCCTTGTCTACCTGCAATTCCCAATACTTATCTTCATCACTAACAAATTTAGTAGTAAGTTTATTTACTTCCTCAGTTAATGCTGCGATTGCATTTTTTCTATTATTTTTTAATTCAGCAAAACTTGCCATATAATATCTCCTAATATCTTTTTATTATTATTAATGTTTACTCTAACTGAACGTATCAACAGTTACATTCTTATATATTTGCTTATCCACCACTATGAACGGTGAATATTTCCTTATTTTTTTATAGATTCCTGGCCAGAAAATTCGTTCTCTGATTTTAGAATCGGTTACTTCAAGGAAATTTACTAATCTATCCAATATAACTACGGTCTCAATTTTAATCTTATTTTTCATCAGGAGATCGATTATAAATGGATAGTTTGACTTATTGGTAATTTTAAAGTTTTCATTAAAATCATCAAGAAGTTTTGATATATCAGTTCTATAGACATATTCCATAGATTGCTGTGTCTTTTCCCATTCAAGGGATATTTTTCTTGCCTTTTCTGAGAGACAGTCTGATACCCATATACTATCATCATTAAGGATGTTTGACAAGATCAAACTTTTGGTATTTGGTTTCTTACCTAGATACTGAAACAACATCTTATCATGACGGTTTTCGTATTTTTGTAATGAGTTCTTGAATTTTCCTTTATATTTGAAAAAATCATATTTTTCATCATTAAAATGCATTTTAATACTACTGAATAAACAGTATGCTTCATAACCAGTCATTATTTTAACAGATTAAGTTTTCTTGCATCCTTATTAATTTCTGATAGAAATACTTTATCGTTCTGAATAACATCAGCTATAAAGTATGGATCAAGTCCATTAAATTCTGTATAATGATGAACAGCATCAATAAGTAAAATATTACTGGTATTCGCGATCTCCCTAATATTTTCTATATGATTAGTTTTACTTAAATTAGTCATGACACTCCCTATATTTTTTAATTGTATCTAGTAATTCATCAACATAATTATCTCTACGTTCCTCAAATACTTGAACACCCTCATGATCAACTGTAATAATAATTACGATATTAGGAACAGATATACCAGTTAATTCCTCAAACATTATACTATATGCGGTTGCCTGCATAAGATAACCATGAATATAATGCTTTTTCTTTAATTTTCTGGATGTCTTAAAATCGACAACTGAACGTTTATTTTTATATTTACCTATACAATCGGTCTTTCCCGCTAATCCTAGAAAATCACTGTATAATGCTTTTTCTAGACAATAGATATCATCTAGATTGGCGTCTAATACTTGTTTGATATCCATAAAGGATTGCATGAGAATGTGATCATTTTTATCAATATAATTTTCTTCATTCAGAAGATATTTTTCACAAACATCGTGAACATTCGTGCCTCTTTTCGAGGCTCTAAACATTACCTTATTAGCTTCATCATCACCAACTTTCTCGCGCCATTTAGCAATACCTTCGCTCGCTAACCAACTCATTACGGTTGTTACAGATGGATAAGATTTCCCATCAGGATGATAATACTTTCTACCAATTTCTGTCGTCTTTGATTCAACAACGTCTAATTTTGTTGAATCAAAGTTTGATATATGACGAAATATTTTTCTCATTAGGATAAACCTAATTTATGCCTTGCAATAATATATTCTTTAACAATACCTGATCTGACAATATCCTCAACATTAAATTCTACAGTTTCAACCGATTTTATCAATTCCATTACTTTCATAATTTCACCAATACCCGATTGTCCACTTCTATTGTCAATTAAATCATTCTGTCTATAATCACCACACATGATAAATCTAGAATTTTTACCTAATCTAGTAATAATACTATGCAATTCCATGGATGTCATATTCTGAATTTCATCAATAATGAAAATTGTATCATTGAATGTCAATCCACGAATAAATGATGTAGACATAAATTCTATCATACCCTTGGTTTTTAGAAATGCATATGGATTACGCATAGGGAATAATTCATTACATATGTTATCATAGGGCATTTCATAGATATCCATCTTATCCTTGATGGTTCCTGGCAAATATCCGATATTTCTACTCGGAACAGCCGATCTAACTATTACAATTTTAGAATATGTGGTTTCCTCCTTAAGAATTTCTTCAAGAGCGAGATACATTGATATAAATGTTTTTCCCGTTCCTGGAAGACCATGAAGAACAAGATTTTTTCCATTTTCAAAGGCAGTAAAACATCTATCTTGTGCAATTGTTAATGGAATAATTTCTTTAATATGGACTTTGTTATCTTCCTGGGGTTTAACTGAATTGGCTTTTTTTCTTCTTTCTTTTTTGATGATAGTCATTAGAAAGTGTTTATACCTTTTCCTCTAGGGTGATGGGATTGAACTGTCCTTAAAAGATCACGAAATCCATCATCCGGTTTCCTCATTCCTAGTCTAATAGAATCACCAAAAGCAATAGGAGTGAGAATTTGAACAATATCTTTATTTTGTTCTAGTAGCTTATCTTTATCGGCCATGGACATAAAATCTGTCCACTCTACACCCGTATTTACATTTCTAAAATTATAATTTGGCATTAATCACTCCAATAGTTTCATTAGATTTTCTACCGTAGCCTTAATTGGAAATTCGTTAAAACCAACCTTTTTAGCAAGGTGTCTAGTTACATTTTCCTCACCGAGATAAATTTCTATAAATGAAACCTTCTCATATTTATCGGTCATACCAACACCACCAAAACCATGTAGTATTTTAAGTATATATTTACCGATATACAGATTAGTTGAAAATTTAATATCATGATCAACATCTGATCTGGGTAGTATAGGATTTTCGTTAAATGTAATTTTCATCATATGAGCTGCCATAATAATTTTTATCGTCAATCATGTTATCTTTTCGAGTCTGTTTTCGTCTCTCGATTTTCCATTTATCCAATGGTTTATTTTTCTTACGAAAAGAACTTTCACCATATTCGTAATCATCATCAAAACTTTTACGTTTATTTTTGTAAGTTTTACTCATTAATTAACCCTGGATATACCTTTTCTATAAATTTGCGTGTGATTAATTTGTAAGGAAGTTCTTTATCCTTAACCGATACTAGCAATTCTGCATCATTTTTGTCAATGGATTCTAGCAAATTGATAAACAACATCTCTCTCTTATGTCTGGAAAGATTGTTATTACCACCCTCAACAAATAAATACAACTTTCTAGCCTCGCTGTATAACATACCATGTCCTTCAACGTGTTCAGAAGGTGAATATGGGGCAGGACCTTTTGGTAATAGCCATTTGATATTCGGGTCATAGCAATATTTTAAAATTGTTTGTAATGCCGGACTGTCATTCTGACGAATGAAATTTCTACGTTCCTCTGCATCTTTAATTTCATTGGCTTTGGTTAGAATTTCGGATATACTTAGTCTCATAATATTATTTAATCTCCCTCTATAGTATATTATATATTATCCCCGATTTGAACACAGTTCATTATATCCATAAAATCACAATCTGTCAAGACCTAAAAAAGAATTATTTTATAGTTCATGCTTGACTATAATCCTAGACCATAATATACGACCACCAACAGATTAGGATAGGTAAGTATGTCTCGTGAAATGAAGTATATGAATATATTGGAGAAGATGGCCTCCACTCATGATATCGATTCAAGCCATAGTTCTAAAATTGCCTCATGTCTCGTATATAAGAATGACATTCTGGCCTTTGGCCTCAATAAAACTAAGTCGCATCCTTTTCAGGCTAAATATTGTAAGCACATTAAATCAATTTATCTACATTCTGAGACGGATTGTATTAAGAATGCTTTGCGCGTGGCAAGTGAGGAGGAAATTTCAAAATCGACCTTGTATATTTGCCGAATCAAATATTCTGATCGGACCAAATCTAAAATGGTTTGGGGATTGAGTAAGCCATGTAATGGTTGCATGAAGGCAATAATTACGTTTAATATCAAAAAGGTGGTATATTCATGTGATAATAACATGTTCGAATATTTGTAATTGTATAAATAATATATACTATTAAAAAATGTTGGAGCATGATATGGCCGTAGATTTAAAAACTAGATTAAATATTTCCGATAATGAAGTTGACATTGCCACAAAAATTATGCGCGGCAATGTCAACCATATTATATTAGATGAGGAAATTAAAAAGAAAGCTACGATTAGTATTGCATCTGTTCTTTTAAATAAGGCTAAGGAAATAGCCAAAAGAGCAAAAGAAGGAAGATCGGCAACACCAAATAAAGTTCCAGATGCACCTTCACCACAGGGAACAAAAAATATTACTAATAAGGCTCCTGATGCTCCAACAAGTAATGTTCCTGCTACACAGGGAACTAGAGACGTTACAACTAATGCGCCCGATGCACCAAAAGGTGGGGTTCCTGCACCACAAGGAACTAGAGACATTACTAATAAAACTCCAAATGGTCCATCTGGTAGTGTTCCGGCACCACAGGGGACTAGAGACGTTGCTACTCCAGACAATAAATCATCTTTATTTAAAGGTGGAAAAACGATAAGTCCATATAGTGGAGTAGCGGTCGGTAGCATTATAGGAGGTGCTGCCGGAACTTCATTGATGTCGAGAAGTAATGCTGATCCATCAAAAATTATAAGTAATGATAAAAAACCATCCGAAATTAAACCGACAGGAATTGGATCGGATTCTGTTGCTACTACAAAAGTTACTCCAGAAAAGCCATTAGGAACAGGTGGAATTGGATCGGATTCTGTTGCCGCGCCAAGAACAAATACTAATATGCGAGTTGTTCCATCTAGACCAAGAAATGATATCACACCAGATACCACCGCGAGTGAACCGCCCAAGCCACCCACTGGCTCTACAGCGCCATCCACAGGTTCCGTGGCACCTACCCCGCCACCAAGTTCCACAACGGCCTCTGTAGCCAGCCCTGCGCCAAAGGTTATTCGCAAGGGTGCTATTGTTCCGGTCAAAAAGGAACTATCAGCCGATGATCTAAATGCTATTTCATCTAATTTATCAAAGAATAAAGATGCTGGAGCCTCTGGTGCTCTAGATGAGCCAATGGCTAAGGAAAAAACATCTGCCGCTGAAAATATTAAGAAAAGATTACGTCAACTTAATCAGGAAGAAACTGATTTTGAGAAGATGTCAGAAAAAAAAAATAAAGGTAAATATACCCCTTTAGATGAGCCTGCTGAAAAAATTGAAAATAAGAGAAAGCAGGTTAAATTTGGTGAACCAGGAAATGAAAAATTATCTAATGAAGAATTAGATCAAGAATATATAAATGGTATTACCGAGGCCGAGGCATCTGCATCACATACTGGTAAAATTAAATCTAGTAAACGTATAATTAAGACATTACAGAAAGTTTTAGAAAGAGGCGAACCCGAGGATTTTCAATTTGAGAACGGAACCACTGTAACACTTCAACCTGCTATGGCCAGAATGGCAGTTGGTTATTATAATAAATTAAGTGAATTCGAAAAGGCTCAGGCTGCAAAGATTATGCGTCAATCATTCAAGGACTTTCTATCAATTGCGAAAAGGAAATAAAAATGGCTCAATATAGTAATACAGATAATGCGGCAAATTCTGTTTTTTGGGCCGCTGCTCAATTAAATAAGACTGCTAATGCCGCTAATAGAACAGCATTATATGGTAATAATACTGTTGGAGCCTTTGTTACCGGAAAGGCTGTAGGTCAATTTGGTGTAGATAAAACTGAAGTAGGTGTTGATAATGGCGGAATCATTGCTGGTATTGTTATTAATACAGGAACAGGATATACAGCAAATGCTACTGCTACTTTAACAGTTACTAATGGTGGAAGTGGTGGAGCGGCCAATGCTACTGCAAATTCCACAGGAAAAATATCTGCAATAAATATTACGGCTGGCGATGGTTATAAAACTGCTCCAATTTTAGATATTGCAGCACCGGCTAATACTACATTCAATGCAAATTCTGCCGTAACCGCTGGACCTAATGGTGGTGCGAATAGTGTTATTACTATTTCATCTGCTGGAGCCTTTGTAATCAATGATAGAGTAAAATATGAATGTTCATCTACAAATACTGCTCTTGTTGGTTTAACATCTGGTTCATATTATTATATTCAGTTTGCTAATTCTACAGTCGTTGCCCTTGCTAATTCGGCCAATGGTAACCGTATCACTCTTACTAAGGGCTTAACACAGACTGGACATGCTCTACAAGGCGTCAAGGCTACAGGTGCAGTTGTGGTAGGTGGTGGTAAAAATACCGGCGTAGCGCATTCTGGATGGGTTCTAAGAACGGTTGGAACAGGTGGTAGAGCCGGAAGGGTTCAAACTGAGGTTCTAGTTGCAATGGGTTCCCTAGGAAGTGATGGTTCTGACGATACTATATACCCTGATTCATAATATAAGGATTTAGTATGCCAACTATAAGTGCATTATCATCTGCAAATGCAATTTCAAATGGTGACTATATTGTAGTAGTCACCAATCCAACAACTTTAGCTGAAACAAAACGTATAACATATGCAGATTTTATGGCAAATGTTGCGGCAATTTCAGTAAATTCGTTTATTATTACTAATAATGTAACCCCTAGTAATAGCTCAATGTCTATTACTAGGGGTAAAATCTTTTTTGATAGTGATTATTTATATTTGGCGGTAGCAAATAACACGATCAAAAGAGTAGCTTTAAATACGTTTTAATCATGTATGTAGAATCTTTAAATGAAGATAATTTTATATTATATGCCGCTAAATACTATGAAAATATAAATTGTAGTGACACTAAAGAATTTCTCGAAGACCTAGAGAGAATAATCTACATCAAAAAAATATTTAATAAATATAAAAAGACAGGTCAGATTCAACATAGATTAATTTTGAATCACCTAATCGTATTATATAACGTGTTTAATAAGGATGGATTGAATAGAATATTATTCCTTAGACTGGACAAATATCATTCAATATTAAAGCCGTTTTTATTGTTCCTCAATACATTACCAGAAGTAGTATTAAATATAAATAATAATAATATTTATACAAACGACATAATAATGGATGAGGGAATAATAAAAATACTAAGGCAGATTAAACGATGAAGGCACAATTAATACGCAATTCATTGGCAGCAAATGGTATCAATAAAAACATAGTAACGAAATATGGTTTAGATGATATATGTCTATATGAATTACTATCAAGATTATTGCTACCATATAACGAATGGCCTGCGTATTATGAAAAAGTAATAGACGAAAACGGTAATATATTAATACCAAGAAATAGACTAAACATTAAACAGAAAAATTCTTTTACAAGATTTGACGGTTTAGTGATTAAAATTAGAAAACAACTTGATAAAACTGCCTATGGTAATATGACAAAAAATATGCCACCACAGGTTGCATTATCATTATTGTTAAGAGAATCTGAAGTTCCGGTTAACGTTACTGGACCTGCCATTCAGAATAAAGATATTCCCTTATCCTTTTTGCGTCGTAAAATAAATAAAAAGCAGAAGGATATCGAAAATGGAAGAACTATTAAAAACAGCTAAAATGTTATTAGGAACAGTTGCTCCTACGATAGCATCTGCTTTGGGTGGACCCCTGGCCGGAATGGCCGTCAGGGGTATTACAGAAGTTTTAGGATTAGACCCAGATACGCCAGAGGAAAAGGTGTATGAGGAATTATCAAAGGCTAATCCTGAAACACTTCTGAAATTAAAAGAATTAGAATCTAATTTCAAAATTCAGATGAAGAAACTAGAAATCGATGTTGCAACACTTAGCAACAATGATAGGGATTCCGCGCGTAATAGGGAAATCAATATAAAGGATCATACTAATAAAATATTGGCATTCGTAATAGTATTATTATATTGTAGTATTCAGATATGGTTAGTATTTTCTGGACAATCATTTCCTGCCGAAATGAGAGAAATTATTATGAGAACATTCGGAACATTAGATGCTCTTATTGGTCTAGTGTTCGGTTATTATTTTGGTTCTAGTGTTGATAATTTAATCTCTAGGAGTAAGAAATAATGGAACAGGATATTAGTAGTTCATTTCATACCAGATTAGCTATTATCGAAAAGGATTTAGCCCAATTAACACAATTTCTTTCTAAGCTAGAAGGAACCATGGAAAAATTATCTTTAGTTCTTTCTAGCTTAAAAGAAACAATTGTGCTTCATGATTTAAAATTAACAAATCATGAAAAGGTAGAAAATAATGATAATGCTGCTATTAAGGAAATTGTTAAAAGAGTCGATTCTCTAGAGCAATTTAGATGGTATGCCGCCGGGGCAGTAGCATTTCTGATAGCTATTCTTCCGATTATCTATAAAGTAGTTTTTAAAATCTAGTTGACCATACCCTTACATTAAGGTAGTGTAACCCGCCTAAGACTAACGTAGGGTAAGGGTATGAGTGGCTGGATAGATAAAAAATATATAACACTTAGTAGTGGAAGTCTAAGAAATTTTAAATGGAAATCGACTAATCTAGCTAATTGTTCGTGTCCTCTATGTGGGGATAGCTCAAGTAATAAATTAAAGGCTAGATTATATTTCTATGAGAGAAATAATTCTTACTCAATATATTGTCATAATTGTTCGGCAAGTATGAGTTTTAGAAATTTTCTCAAAACATATAGTCCTTCATTATATGATGAGTATATGAAGGACATATATTTAGAAACCCCACATGATAAAATAAAGCCTATGTCAAATAGTATCGATATGCCACAACCAAAATTTTTGGGGCAGGATTCGATTCTAAAAAATATTAAAAAAATATCTCAATTAAAATTCAATCATCCAGCTAGAATATATGTGGATAATAGAAAAATACCAACATATATTCATTATAAACTATACTATGCTCCAAAATTTAAATTGTGGATTAATAGTATTTTACCTGATAAATTTAAACATGATGGTAATGATGAACCAAGATTAGTAATACCATTCTTTGATAAAAAGAAAAATGTTTTTGCTGTTCAGGGTAGAGCATTTTCAAATATTGAACCTAAATATTATTCTATAACATTGGACGATTCATATCCGAAAATTTATGGATTAGATACGGTAAATTTTAATAAGACATATTACATCACGGAGGGACCCATTGATTCCCTTTTCATAAATAATTGTATAGCCATGGGTGGGTCAGATTTTAGAATTGACCCACATATGTTACCAAATATTTTTGAGAATGCCGTTGTTATCTACGATAATGAGCCAAGAAATAAACAAATAACATCTAAAATGGAGAACACTCTCAAAAAAGGTGTAAAAATTGTAATTTGGCCAGATACCATGAAATTAAAAGACATAAATGATATGGTAAAGGATGGAATGGCCAAAGATATTTTAGATCATATCATAAAAGAAAATACCTATAGTGGATTGGATGGATTGGCTAGATTGAATTTTTGGAGAAAATCTTGACAGAAATATATTTGTATAATGAACAGGATGAGGAATTTCCTGTAGAAGTAAGTAGAGAAACTATAATTAAAGAATATTGGCCCTTCTGGGAAAAAAGAATGATTGATAAATTTGGTGTGGGCCACGAACTAATAACAGAAGATAATTGCATAGATGATTGGGTCGTCGTGCATTGGGCATGGAGAAAATAAGGAATAATAATGAAAAAATATGACGATTACGCATCAGTTGAATTGATTGCTATGACGGAACCGCTAAAAATTAATCCGGTGACAAATAGAAAATTGTCACCAGAGGAATTTCTTGCATATACAGCGAGGGTTTCTAATCCATCAAATCAAATGAATACATTAACCACAAATAAGTTGTTAAATTATTGTATATCAAATAAACATTGGTCGGTTTTTGAGATTGTATCATTATGTTTTGAAGTTAATACGACAAGAGATATTGGTAGACAGATTCTACGTCATAAATCATTTTCATATCAGGAATTTTCTGGGAGATATGCAAATCCAGTAGATGAATTGGGTTTTGTTTTAAGAGAAGCTAGATTACAGGATAATAAAAATAGACAAAATTCTATTGAAATTGATCCCAATGATCCAATCAATGCTGAATGGGAAATGATACAGATTGAGGTTGCTGAATTTGCCACAAAGAAGTATAATAGAGCCATTGAACTAGGTATAGCAAGAGAGAATGCTAGAAGCGTTCTACCGGAGGGTAATCTTGTAACTAGAATGTATATGAGTGGAACACTAAGAAGTTTTATTCATTATGTAAATGTGAGAACTGACCCATCAACACAAAAAGAACATAGAATTATAGGTGGTCTCATAAATCGGGAATTAAAGAACCATTTTAAATTCCTCAAATAATAGATAAACAATAATAAAAATAAGGGGAATAGATGATACAAATAGATAAATCTCGTGATAATTTATTTGATGAATTAGGTCTAAAAAGACTAAAAGAATCCTATATGATGGATAGCGAAACCAGCCCACAAGAGCGGTTTGCTTATGTTTCAGAGGCGTTTAGTTCAAATCCAGAACATGCACAGAGATTATATGAATATGCTTCTCGCCATTGGCTTTCATATTCCACGCCAGTCCTTTCATATGGAAGAAACAAAAACGGATTGCCGATTTCATGCTATCTTGGTTATATTCATGATAGCAAGGAAGGGTTGGTAGACGCATTATCGGAAACTAATTGGCTTTCCATGCTTGGTGGTGGTATAGGTATTGGAATTGATATTCGATCAGCAGATGATCTATCTGCCGGTATTATGCCACATCTTAAAATTTATGATGCTAGTTCTCTTGCGTATAAGCAAGGGACGAGTAGACGCGGATCATATGCAACATATTTGAATATTGATCATCCTGATATTGAAATGTTTATCGAAATGCGAAAGCCAACAGGTGATCCACGATATCGCACACCAAATCTTCATCATGGCGTAAATATCACAGATAATTTTATGAATATTATCGAAAAATGTATGTTGGAACCCGGATATGATGATACATGGGAATTAAGGGACCCGAACGGAACGGTAAAAGGAAAAGTTTCAGCAAAGAAACTCTGGGAAAAAATTCTAGAAACCAGAATGCATACAGGCGAACCATATCTCCATTTTATTGATACCGCAAATAAGGCTTTACCAAAATGGCTAAAAGATAAAGGTCTAAAGATCAGGCAATCTAATTTATGCTCAGAAATTGAATTACCAACAGATAAAGAAAGAACCGCTGTTTGTTGCCTATCGTCATTAAATTTAGTATATTATGATGAATGGAAATATGATGAACAATTTATACCTGATGTTCTGGAAATGCTCGATAATGTATTAACTGTATTCATTAATACAGCCCCATCGTATATTAGTAGAGCGATTTATTCTGCACAGAGAGAACGGTCGGTTGGTGTTGGCGCATTGGGTTTTCATAGTCTATTACAGAAAAATAATATAGCATTTGAAAGTCTAGAGGCTATTGATCTGAATAATAGGATATTTCATCATATTCGTCATGAATTGAATGAGGCTAATTTAAGATTAGGTAAGGAAAGAGGCGAAGCCCCCGATGCAGTTGGAACAGGATTGAGATTATCTCACGTCACGGCAATTGCACCAAATGCATCTACGTCAATTATTATGGGTAATATTTCCCCATCTATTGAACCATTTGCCGCAAATGCTTATAGACAGGATACTTTATCTGGCGCATCTATTAATAAAAATAGAAGTCTTAATAAATTACTAATGTATAAATGCATTGAAAATGATAAATTAAACATTGATGATATCTGGCGTGATATTTTATCGAATAATGGTTCTGTTCAACATATTTCGTGTCTAACTGAACATGAAAAGAATGTATTTAAAACCGCAGATGAAATTGATCAGAAATGGATTGTTATTCATGCATCAAATAGGCAAAGATTTATTGATCAGGGTCAGTCTATAAATCTATTTTTTCCACCAACAGTAAATATTAGATATTTACATGATGTTCATTTTATGGCGTGGAAAACTGGATTAAAGGCGCTATATTATTGCCGAAGTGAAAAACTAATGAAGGCAGATAATATCTCAAAACAAATTGAGAGAATTGTAATTGAGGAATTGCCTGATACTAATCAGGAAGAATGTTTGGCTTGCGAGGGATAAATGTCAAAGAATAAAATTAAACTTACAGATGAACGCAGTTATTATAAGCCCTTTAATTATCCATGGGCTTATGATGCATGGCTTGCATCCGAACAATCGGCCTGGATTCATACAGAAGTTTCTATGGCCGAGGATATTAAGGATTGGCAAAATAAATTAACTGATCAAGAAAAGTATTTTCTAACACAAATCTTTAGGTTTTTCACACAGGGAGATATTGATGTATCCGAGGGATATGTAAAGAAATATCTTCCGTTCTTTCCGCAACCTGAAATTAGAATGATGTTATTATCATTTGCTAATAGAGAAACTGTTCATATTGCTGCTTACTCAAATCTAATCGAAACAATTGGTATGCCAGAAAGCACATATAAAGAATTCTTTGAATATAAGGAAATGGTGGATAAACACGATTTCTTCAAGGAAATTGCAAATGAGGATGAACATTCTATTGCCCAGCAAATTGCAGCTTTCTCGGCCTTTACTGAGGGTGTTCAATTATTCAGTAGCTTCATAATGCTATTGAATTTTCAGAGAAATGGTCTTATGCGTGGTATGGGACAAATTATTGTTTGGTCTATTGTAGATGAAACAATGCATTGTGATAATATGATTAAGCTATTCAGGACCTTTGTTGAAGAAAATCGTCATATCTGGAAAGATAGCCTTAAAAGTGAAATCTATAAAATGGCAACTAAAATTGTAGAATTAGAGGATAATTTTATTGATTTAGCATTTAAGATGGGTCCAATGAGAAATCTTAGTGCGGATGAAGTAAAAACTTATATTAGATATATTTGCGATAGGCGCTTGATTTCACTCGGATTAAAGGGTATCTTCAAGGTAAAGAAAAATCCGCTACCATGGGTAGAGGAAATGATTAATGTGAAAACTCATGTTAATTTCTTCGAACAAATTAGCACAGATTATTCTAAGGCTGCTCTAACTGGATCGTGGGGAGATGTATGGAAATAAAGGGAATTTTTACCGCCCCTATATAGTTCTGTAAAACTCTCTGAACTATATACAAAGGATGCCTATATGCACTACTCAACACTGTTCACTATGGAAAATTCTGAGGCTACCATAATAGACGCTTATAATAATGGAATGCGAACATATCAACTATCTAGAGTTCCTTGGATAGTTGATATGGTTAATTCATATTATGGTAATTCTTTTAATGAAAAATTATATAATCTTATCTTTAAATCGTCTAATAGAAATTGTCTACATTGTAATATCGCAACTAAATTTTATGAAAAAAATTTTATAAGGGGGTATGGAAAATTTTGTAGTAGTTCTTGTTCAGCAAAATTTAATGAGGCACATAAAAATTCATTTAGTAATGATAAAATTAGAATAAATAGAAATAATAAAATTAAACAAAATTTTTCGGTAAAATCTGAAAATGATAAGAAAAAAATTATTGAGAAAAGATTAAATACTTTAAAGAAAAATTATCATCCAGGAGAAATAGGAAATATTCTTAGTAGAAAATTTCTTGGTGACGAAAAATATGATAAATTAAATAATTATGAATTCCTAGTTGATGAATATTTAAATAAAAAGAAAGGTATAATTACTATTGCTGAAGAAAATGGTGTTTCTGATACAGCAATATATAATGTATTAAAAAAATTTAATATAGAAAAACGTAAAGGTAAAAATTCTACAGAAATTGAAAATATAATTGAAATGTGGCTCAATGAT